ATTCTAGCAAAGTGAAATACTTATCGCCTTTTCTGGTTTCGTTGACGAAAACCCCTTCCGTCACTTCATCAGCGGTCTGAGACACCGGAATAAAACAATTTGCTGTGACGTATGATAGCCGGATACCTTTCTCATCACCGTATACCTTGATGGACATGCCGCCCATGGCAAACATATATTCTAGGTAACGCTGAAACTGCTTAAAAAAACGGTTCCGTTTGAATGCATCAATCACGTTCTCGGATAACTTTTCATCCGAAACATTGATGACGCACTTTTCATTAAACACCAGCGACGCCATCTCTTGAACGACCACTTTTGGCATTCTCATGCTGTTCATACGGCGCGTTTTTTTGCCATGCAAAGTAAAATATTCAATATCATGCCACTCTGGATAATAGCCTTTATAAAGCGCGTGCCACATATCTATGTGGTTGTAAAAATCCTCTGATGCGATGACATCCTTCGATTCTAAAACGCTTTTAATTCCTTTGATTAAGCCCAATCTATACATCACCTGCCTTAATTTGGCGATTATGTTCCTGAACATATATTCACCGCCTTAAACCACATAGCGCTTATAAAAATAATTAACGCTATAGCGAAACTCGTCCATAGCGTGGTTAAAATTGTCAATCGGCTTTCCGTTTTCATCCCGGGAGTACATGCCGATCTCTTTTATAAAGTTGTAATGGTCGTATTTATCGGTTTCGATTAAGAAAAATTGCTCATTTGTAATGACATTTTGTGAGCGCTCTATACCTACCTCAATGCCCTTAGATGAACCTTTAATGTCGTGAGCATTGTTGTCGGCCCCGCGGGTTTGAATACCAATAAGATGCAGCTCTTCGCGCAATGACTTACAAGCTGGATCCACGAACACTTCTGTAAATTGCATCTGAAATTTATCTACACACCATTGGATAAAAGCTTTGATTTCCCTGGCATACACTGACATAGCCTTTACTTGGCCGGTTTCTTTCCCGGAATGATAGTAATGAGCAACGCGATTCAAATAATATTTAAGTTTGCCGCCTGCTCTTTTGCGCGTGACGATATTACAACTGCATGATGTTGCATCGGACTGCCCGCCATCGGCCACAAAATACATTTCGATGGGTTCGCCTTGAAGTGCAGTCTTTATATTCTTCTCCATGTCGAACATGGAGTAAATGACGCCTTCCGGCAATACCCGTTTACCAAACCAGTCGCGCTGTAATAGGTATGGGTTCTTTTTCAGGGTTTCATAGATTTCTTGCTTTCGTTCCTCGGTAATAATCGGGTTGTCGTTGATCGTCCAATGCGTCCATCGCGTATTTTGAACCTCAAAAACTTCTTTAATGACCGGATGATTCGGCGCCGGCGGGTTTAGATCGGCAAGATGATACCTGTCTTTTGCCGCGAAGGTACGTCGGAAACACTCTTGTATAAAATCCATATGCAGCAAATTGATTTCACAAAATACTACACTACCTAGCGACATCCCGGTGATTGCCCCGACACTATTCACCTTACCAGCACCCTTGTAATACACTTTTTTAACTCCACGGGGCGTTTGGACTTCCAAATGGTCGCCTAAGTCATCGTGTTTTAATTTGCAATAGCCGTTAAATATGTGCATTAAACCCGTTCCATCACCGTCAATAAAGAGGCGAAAGGCTTGTTCTTGGTTGTATGCCGCGATTAAATGGTTTTCATCCCGGGAATTGATCAAATACCGTGCATAACGAAAATGGCCGGCTGTTGTCTTTCCGGAGCGAGGCGTGCCTTCATTTACTTCAAGCGTGTGCTGGAATGGCATCCGGATGAATTTCTTTTGTTTTGGCGAGAATTCGACGAGCTTATTCATCGTCATTCACTGCCTTTATTAAGGCATCCATCAGCGAAGTATCTTTCTTTTCTCCTTTAAGCAGCTTGACCCGTTCCTGTGCCAGTTCGGTTTCAGCTTTCGTTTTCTCAATGGCATTCTGCATTTGTTTTAGTTTCAACCTACGCTCGTCATCTTCATGAGCTAGTTCGTTGAACTGCTTAATCAAACTCCGAAGCTCCGACATAGCCCGAGATTGAGCATTAAGGAAAGTGGCTTGCCTATCCCATGCGAATTGGAATTCCCATTCAGTTTCTGAACTACTAGATTTTTCTCCCCAGCTCTCTTTTTCTCTCTTAACTTCTTTAATCAATTCATCCTTCGACTCGACAAACATTATTTGTTGTGCTCGGATAATCGCCGCATACTGGATCATGATTTGGTCCCATATGAGATCGGCCGGACTTTTTTCATCAAGCATTCCCATGATTTCGAGGGTTTCCTTTGGGATGTATTTAGAAAAGAAACCATGTTTTTTGGCGTTTTGGTTATATTTCGGTGCCCCATGGCCTTTTGCGTTTTGATTCCCTGGTTGGCCGCCTTTCTTTTTTGTGCGCACACCTTTTGATTTTGTATGCACACCATCACGGGACCACTTATAACGGGTTTTCCATGATTTTACGGTATTCAGGGTGACGCCATATTTTTCTGCAATATCTTTATATTTCATGCCAGCCAAATAATCTTGGTAGGCCAGGTCTTTTTGGTCGGCCATCTACATCATCACCCACCTCCAACAGCCGTTCGTTTGTTTTGGAGCAAAAGAAAAAGCACCGCGATGGGTGCTATAAATTATAACTTTTTAAGTTCCTCGACGATTTCATCACAAATCTGTCCAGCTAAAGTATTAGCCCATGAAGGTGTTCTGCCATCACTATTTTTAAGATTCGCTAAAGCATTAAGAAACTCAATTAAATAATCTATTTTTTTCTTTTCCATTCTGACTTCACCCCCTTCCCATCATTAACAATTCGACAGGAAAGAGGAAAATCCTTCAAAAAAATGCAAAAGCGCCCGTCGGATCCAAGCAGGCGCTTTCGTCGAGCAGCAGGTTCGACATATTATACTGACTTAATGATAGCCGGGAGCTTTACCTCGCCGACCCCCCTTCCAGTTTAACCGCACTTTTTATTTTGGTGCAATTTTCCTGCATTCCCTGCAAAGTCTGCAATTTTGTCCACGATAGCGTTTCGGATATTATAAATATGACGTTCAGAAAGCCCCATATGACGCGAGATAGCGATCATTGACATACCATCAAGCATACATTCCAAAACGGCTCTCTCGCGTTCATTTGTTATAGCTTTAGAGTATTCCTGTATAAACAGGACCTTTTCCTCCAGCTTCTCGACCCACTTGTTTTTCTTCTCGCGCCGCAAATACTCCCGAAAAACCGGATCGCTATTTTGGCCGCTTCCTTTGGGCAACGATGCCTCTATCCCATATTGTGCCGTTATACCGTCTCCGGCATCCTCAAGCATTTTTCGCTGCCGTTTTATCTCATTAATCATCCACTTGTAATCCCGAAGAGCATCAGCGATTTGTTTCTTATTCATCCAATCACTCCTTTAAACCTGTTTAAAAGCCCCGCCAGAGGCGCGTTTGTATTTTGGGCGATTTACACCCATTAGGTCTTTCAAATCGCGCTCAGACAGCCTTTCTGTGCGTTTCTGTGGCTTTTTCTTCTTAGGGATAAGACCAATGCGTTTCAGTTCACTTTGTAAGGTTCTCATAGCTTCTCTCCTTTCCAAAAAAAGAAAAGGACGCAACAAAGAGTGCTTGCTCTTCATCGCGTCCGTCGGTTCTTCCGTAAGGACTTAAATATTAAATTGTATCATCATATTAAGCATTAGCTGTCGATATATCACCTTTTTCATATTCACGATAAATACCAAAGATAGCCATTTTGTCAGTATCTAAAGCATGTGGATGAAGCATGTTTGCAGGAATAATACTTATTAACTTCCAACCTTTTTTCGCCATATCGTCAATCGTTCCTGCATTGGGATAACCATTTGTAATGATGTATTTTAACTCAATCATTATTAAATCACCTCCTGCCCCTGAATCCTCAATCGTTGACTCCGATCTATATCCAATACTTTGCCATTCTTCCAAATGATTACGTCTTGCCCAAACTCCTTGGCCGTCACTTTCGTGAGCTGGCCATCTTTGACGATGTAAACCGCATTTTCAAGTAGGCTAACTTTTGCTTCCAACTTATACTCTTCCATCCCGGCCACCCCTTTGGTAATATTTAATTAAGCG